AAACTTCATTGTCATCACTAAACATGCTTATGTCATTTAATTTTACTTTGTTTAATGCCATACGTTAAAACCTGTCAATTAAGTCGTATGCAATCTTAGCACCAAGTATTGCAAAGTTTACAGGATCGCTGCAGCTAAATTCAAGACAGCAGATATTGTGCAAACCTAAGCGCCACCATTCTAGCACCCAGTCATAACGTCCTTGGTTACCTAGCATACCAATTTCCTGGTTGCTAAAGTTACCACCACTTTCTGCATAACGCATCATGATTTTTGGATTTAAGTTTGCGTTATCAAAGTCACCAAGATTAGCAATCAATCTAACACTATTAACGATGTAGTCTTGGTAATTGTTCATCATCATTCCACTACGTCTAATTCGAACAATAGGACGTCCATCGTATTCTTCATACTTATTAGGATCTAGATATACGAGCTTACCGTCTTCAGTACCAAACATAATCTTGCTGTCATGTAATGTAGCAAACAACAATCTCCAATAATGTTGTATGTTAGTCTTTTCTGCTTTACTTGAGCGTCTATGCCATTTCTGCTCTAAAATATCGTATACGTAAGTGTAGTCATCTTCGTAGAATGTTAATGCATAGAACATGTGACCTGATTCAGTCCAACATTGACCAACTGCATCACTTGGATTCTTCATCTTACTGATGTGACGTTCGATATCAGGTGTACTGATCTTAGTCAACTGATTAGCACGCCAATAGTAAATTCCATTTTCACCAATTGCAGATGCACCAAGATAGAACACATAATCACCAACACAAGCTAAGCTGCGTACAGCTTTAATACCAATGCTATTTGCTGCATTAGTTGGCGATACGAATGGAGCTTCAACGTCACTATTGTATGTAAAGATCTGTGTGCTCTTTGGACCAAATGTATAAAGCAATGTGCTATTCGATACAAGTGCAGTAGTGTTATCAGGCGACCATTCTGAATACGTTACAAATCCGTAATCTTTGTAACCAACTTCAGTAGGATGCATACTGTTAATCATGAAAATATCGTAGTCAATAACACTTTCGTTATTCATTTCATTACGTTCAAATGGATATTGATACGAAGTGTAGAATGCATCAGTACCAGCATCATTAACAATCAAGTAACCATACAAGTATGCACAATGTGTAGGAATAATACGTTGTGTAGGTTGTTCAGGATCGTCTTGTCTTACTCGATATGGTAATGCAATTGATCTGCAACCGTCTAAGCTTGGGTCTCTCATGTCTTCAGGACTTAGCTCAGTGTTACATGCAATAACGTTTGCACCATCAACAACAATCAAATGTGGATGTGCACTACCTTCACCACCTGTTTCGCACATGCTAACTGGTTCATCAGTATTCGTCAATGAAGAATAAATTTCAGTAGCAACGTATTGACCATCTACGTTTGTAATGCAATAAAGTCTTGGTCCAAATACTGCAAATAGTACTGGGAATCCATCAGCACCTCTTGATGCTTCAAAGATACCACGACATTTACGATTATCACTATCAACGTCTGTTAACTTAGTCGAACCGTTAATGCTACGTATCAAAGTGGTAGCAGAAGCGCCATCACCTTGCGACTCAATGTACATGTTGATACATTCAGAAAGATTAGCAATACGAATATCGCTAACTTCCTGACCACCAACAATGTTTTCGATTAAACTTACTTTGCTCATATTACATTCCTAAGAATCTTCCAGCTAAAAAGTCACCATAAGTATACAAACGTTTCTGATAGTCACGTCCAATAAATTTGTTGACTGACGAGCTTCTACGTACATTCTGTTCAAGTTCATCTAAACGTGCTTTGATAATTGCAACAGTGTTTTCGCTCAATCTAGGATATGCAACACTTAAATCGTAAACTAATGCTGCGTTGAACAATGCTACAAACTGTTTTGGAATATTGAAGATTGTGTCAATATCGAAATCGAATGATTCGTTGTAGATAAGCTTCAACTTAAATTGCTGTAGTGCGAACGATTTCTTCAAAATAACTTTAGCACATTTGTCAGTTAATGGTAGAACACTGTAGATCTGATTCGTCAAACCATACTGATAAAAGTCTTCATAAGCAATGAAGTTTAATTCTGACCAGTCATACGATTCACCATTTTTAGGCTGAATGTATGCATTTGTAATTTCTTGCAAATTCTTTATTTCATAGTCAGGTACCATTTCAAACACATCTGTAAGTTCTCTAGCATGACCAATTGGAACCCAAACAAATGTAGATGTAGTAATGTGACGTGCTTCATAACATTGTTGATTGTCTTTAGCACATACAATCTTGTTATAGTATTCATCAGAAGCTGGATCCATGTCATTTAGTGTTTCATAGTTATTGACAAAGATAACTAATCCTTCGTAATCTTCTGTAACTTCGTATTCACCAACAATGAACTCATGCTTTTCGAGATCAATGTCAATCTCTTTACGAGTAAATTGAAGCAAATGTGTGTTTGAATACTGTGCTGCTCTTTTCTTTAATAGTTGAAGAGCAGATACAACCATGTTTGCTGGAGCAGGTTGATTGCGACTGCATAATCCTGTTTCATCCAAACTATTAACGATTAAATCGCGAACTGATATTCTTGGCATAAAATCCTCATCATTATTTAAGCTTAATGTAATTGTTGTAGTGTTGACCAAGCGACTTACTTCTCAACCATGCTGCTAACTGCTGTTCACTCATTGGGTACACGTAAGAACCATTACCAATGTGCACAAATGACATCTGACTGTATGGCAAATAACGAATGTTGCCAATGAAAGTAGATGCAGCGTGCTCAGGCGTATTTTGACCTGATACAGCTGCATGTACTGGCACGAATTCTTGTGGTTCAGACTTAGTTTTAAACAGCATACTTGGATTAGCAGCTGCTAGCTTCTGTATAAACTGTTCGTATGGTCCATAGCCTGTCCAACGCATATTAAACTCCAACTGTCATCTTTGACATGATTTCAAGTTTCTTCTTTTCAAGATCAGCTAATTCTTTTTGAAGTTTAACGTATTCAATGTTCTGCTTCGATTCAGTTTCGATTACGTCATTTTCAAGTTCAGCATTAGCTTTAGAAGCGTCAATTTGAACCTTTGCTTCTTCAATATCAAGCTTACGATTCTGTAATTCCATGTCGTCAAAGTGTTTCTGAACTTCGATAATGTGCTGTTCCTTAGCATTCAATAGCTGTAAGTTAGCAGCATCAAGTTCTTTCTTCAATTCGACATTAGCTGCAATCTGTTGTTCAAGTTCAGCTTGTGTTTCTTCTAGCACAGCATTCATCTTGTTCAATACTGAAACTGCTTGAGGATCTTCACCTTGATTGCTATCGCTTAAGAACATAACGTCTTGACTGTTAGCAACGATATCAGCAATAAGTGGTTCCTTCAAATCTGCATCAAATGTTTCAGCAACATGCTTTGCTAAGATTGTACGTGTCTTGTCATCAACAATGCTACTTAGAGCAAGTAATTCTTGTCTACGTTTCATCATACGAGTAATGATCTGAGGTCCATTGATTAACTTGAACGTAGGCATCTGTTCAATATTTTCAACGTAACACAAGCATTCAATGATAGTCTTAGTCAAGCTGTACAATGTGTCAGCTGCGTTATCGTACAAGCTATTGACATTGCTTTCAGCGTTATTCTGCTGCACCAAGATTTCAGTAGCAGTTTGACTGTTCATTGCAGGATTGATGCCACCGACAGGAACACCGATTACCTGTGCCATCAAATTATTTGCACTGTCAATCGTGTTCATCAAATCCTGAGTCTGATATGTTTCGATGATAGGAGTTGGCTTTTCGCCATTGTCAGGATTGTACAAAGCGACCAAAGATTCTTTCGTCTGAAGCTTCTTGTAGTAGTCCGCGAGACCATCAATCATCTTAGGAGTCATCAGATAGTTAGCTTTCGGGCTTCTGTTTGCACGTTCAAGCAATGTAGAGTATGCAATGTTGAGACCGTACTGAAGATCCGCAGTCATGTCAACAATACCATTGTAGTCGATTTTGTTGTTACGAACTACTTCGTTAAAGCACATTCTGAAGATAGGAATACGACTAATAGGCAATTCAATCTTGTCTTTGATTACCAAGTCACCGCATACTTTGTAAAAGTCAACTGTGCCATGATCGTTCATTTCCCAATACGACACAATCGGCATACTGTCATCAGGCACTTGCCATTGACTGCCGATGTCATCCAATGTATATGTATCTTCGTTTATGTAAACGTTTTCACCGTATAGACGTTTTGCTTTTGCTTTAGAAATAAAGTTAACGACTGCACCTTTGTCAGCGTCATCAGCATTCAAGCTTTGTACGTTAGGGTCCAATGCGACCAATGAAATGTCACGTACAACTTCTGGTACAATTTCGTTATTATCGAACGACAAAACGAGATAGCCAACGCCTTGAATACAAGCATGTCGCAATGCCTGATTAACTACAAACTTGAAATTGTTTCTGTTTTCAATTTCATCGATAGTAGCTTGTAGCTGAGCGTATTGACCATTTTCATCGTCAAGTTCGCAATGATATGGAGATTTGCTAAATGGCGAACAAATCGAATTAGCAAACTTCTGATATTGTGTAAAGCTTCTACAAATTCTATCTTTACGATCTAGAGCATCGATAACTGAGTCTACCCAAAATTGACCACTATAAATTTCCAAGTCTCTGCGCTTACGCTGTACTAAATCACAATAGAATTGAGACGATTTCTGTAAAAAATCTTTAATTTTTAAAATAGTTTCTTGCATAGAAAAAGCCTGCTTTTAAATAGTATACTATTCTATTTATGAGCAGGCTTAGTTTATATGCGACCAGCTTTAAAATTTTCTGGACATATCTCGCAATATTTGTTAATTACACCATTATTCCACCATCGTCGTCGTTTATTTTGTTCAGATCTATATTTTGACAAAGAAAGTCTACCAACATCTGTCATATTATGTTTGTGTCGCATGTTTTGTTTTATTTTGTCTGGCAATTTACCATTTACAAAACGTCTATGGCATAGTTCTTTCTGCAATTCACTATTTTTGAAATTAATGTCAAGATGTAACTCGTCATGCTCAGCTTTTGTAACAAATATCAATTCGTAAGCAGGACGTTTATAGTATAATCCTCTTGCTATTAGTTCTTCTTTAGATATGCCAGTTTCGCCTAATTTGTGATGACATATCCATGTTTGTGTAGTATCTGCTATAGCTTCATCGTAGCGTTCTATGTTAGAAATATCTTCATAGCAATAAGCTTTAGCATTGTTAGTACTTATCATATAAATCCTTTTAAAAAACCCCTAGAGCGGCATGTCCGCAACTAGGGGATGAGGTAAACAGTGACGATTGTCAGAGTAAAATTTTAATCGTTTATCAAAGATGCAAAGTTATCAACCGCAGTAGTGTTAGCTTCGACAACCTTGTCAACAGCATCATTTAAAGCTTTGTTATCATCTGCAATGTTGTCCTTAGCAGGCTTTTCGAAATACCACTTAACCTGCCAGTTTTCACCATTCTTGACACGATCAACGTAAACTTTAACAGGAGAAGCTTCAAGCTTACGATTAACCTTTGATGCAAATTCTAATACGAAATCTTTATCAGTATTTACGTCTTCATCATTTGCTACCTTGTCAAAGATACGCTTTGCATCTTCTTCACCAACAGACTTGACCAAGATACGAGTCAAGCGTTGTACAGTAATTTCACCAGCTTTGTCTGAAATACCCATGTAAGATGCAAACTTGCCACCTTCTGCTGTAGCAAATGTCAACTTAATACTAGTCTTGCCAGATTGTCCCTTATATTCTTTTGCTTCTACAATGTTACAATAGTCATGAACTTCTTTGACAGAATTAGATGTTGTGATTTCTTTATTTGCGTTTTCCCAATTATAAGATAGAGCCATAGTAATAATTATCCTTCGGTACTCTCATTTGAAATAGTAGTCTGACTTTGAGTACCCATTAAGTCAGGCATATATTCTCTAATATAGTCTTCTATATACTGTTTAAGATAGACGTCTGATGTACTATTTTTAGCTATTAACCATGTAAATTTAGTATAATCATCTTGAGTGTGTATAAATTCACTAATTGATTTAATTATTGCATCATTTTCTTTCTTTTCAGTTTTGTAAGCTGCATGATAATATCCAGCAATTATGCCTAAAATTACGATTATAATGCTTGCTGCTATATAAAGTATTGTTGTCATATTTTCCTCAACTGTTATATAGTTATTATAATAAATTAAATTTCATTTGTACACTTATTTATTTTTAATTTTACTAACGATTTTTTGCTTCTTTGTATTGTGTATATCGTTCCATGCACAATTTCTTGATATTACCTACTGCGGTTTTATTAGCATCTTTTGCAATTTCAACACTATATTCATCTCTCAATACTGAGCCAACAATTCCTTTATTGTTATAAATGTACCATAATTTGTGTTTCCATGTACCATCTTTGTAAAATACGCATTCTTCACATTCACTTACATTGTGTTTCATAATGAATATCACATGCTTCACTTTTTCAGTGTTTTCTGTAATGTCACAATATATAGCAACAATAGTTTCATTATTGCGTACTTCACATAAATTGCGATTTGTATTATCTAAAAACTCAGCACTAGCAATTCCGCAAAGTAGAATGATTGTGATAAAGATTTTGTTGAGCATTTGTTTACCTCATTTTTAATGTTATGATAGTAATATAATAAATGCTCAACTAATCTGTACACTATTTTATACTTCAATTTTGTTATCAAAATCTATGCTTGCTGCAATAGGTCTACTAATGTAAGTCTTTAAGTTAGATGGAATTTCATTTTCATCAGCAATCATGTCACTAAATGATGTTGCACTTTCATCAAATTTCAAACCATAATGTTTTGCTGCATCAATAAAGTTCTTACGTGTTTTGCTGTGACAATGTTCAGCTTCGCACCATGACTTGTAATCTTGATACACTGCATTTGAATTCAACATTGCTAAACGTTCAAGATCTTCAGGCGTCTTTTCTTCCAACCAAGCATGAACTGTCGTATTAGTTGGATAGTATTTAGACTGAATTTCTGCAACCTTTTTACCTATTTCAGAATTTGGATCGAAATAACCATCGTCATTGTTTTCATCAATTCCTTGCCATGCATCATTCATGAAATCCATTACTTTATTCAGTTTTGTAAAATCATCAATATGCTTTACTTGACATTCAAATTCGAAATATCTACGCATAGTAGATGGATCGTAGAATGTATCATACAAGTGATTATTAGAAGATGAAATAACGCTAAATGAACGTTTTGCTTTCATCTGAGCTTGACCACCCATAATACGAGTTTCGAATATATCAGCAGTTAATAACGACTTAATGATAGCCATATCTGATGCAGAAGCAGAATCAGTATAGATGTTACTATTCTTTCTTGCTAATTCGTCAAAATTCAAAATGTAGTTGTCAGTAAACTTTTTAATTTCTCTGCTACTATCAAACAACACATCAACTTGCGTAACAGAATAAACATCTTCAAATGGCTTACAGAACATATTCAGCCAAGTAGTCTTACCTAAGCCAGATGCACCTGTGAAATTTAACCAAATATGATAACGAACATTTCTGCTAAACAAGTAACGTTTTACTTGCCACATCCATTGCTTCATCATCGTTTTGAAAATGTCTTTATCTTCTTTAATATCCCACCATTTGTGACAGAAATCTAGAATTTTGTCAAGTCTATCAGTTTTACTTGCATCATATTGTACAAGTTCTGCAATTTCATCAATACCATGCAATAACTTATTGCCTCTGATATTCATGATTGCTCTACGAATTGAATCAGCTGAAAGTTTATAATGTGTTACATTTTCATTATAACCGATAGCATACGAAATAAGTTCATCAATTGTTAACTGTCTTGTACCGAACTTACCAACTGCTTGAATCATAGTCCAGTTAGTATTGAAACGATATAAATGCTTAGTTGCACCAATAAATTCATTTACGAACATTACAGGGTCAACATTTTCATTATCAACTTGTAACTTTAATCCATCTTTCTTTGCTTCGGATATTTTATCATTCCAAGCTTCTTCAATTTCTTCGACTGTAAATGATTTATTAAATTTCTGATAAATCTTTCCAGATAGTTCAGATAAAGACATATTACGAACTTGTAAACTATGTTCTTTAGCTACAACTTGACCTGTTCTATTAGACCATTCGAAACTTATATTAGGCAATAAACATTTTAAAAATTCTGCATTTTCCATAATAATCTCCTTGAAAATAATATAATAATTTTTTTATCGAATTTTTTATCGATTTTTTAATTTACACACATGTATATGTGTGTGTGATCCTAATAAGATATATTATATAGCCTGGGACGCAAGCCTTGCCAATCTCTTGAGTCGACATGTCTCTTTACGTTTAGCTATAACTGCTGGATCTTTTAACCAAGTTGGATTACTCTTGCGTCTATTTGCTAAATTTTCTTTACGAGTTGCCCATCTTAGATTTTCAAGTCTATTATCACTTGGGTCATGATTGATGTGATCGACTTCTGTACGTAATACACCTTCATCATCATACGTTTGTTCAATTTCCCATGCATCTAATACAAGTCTACCTAAGTTAACGACTTTAGATGTAGTACCACCATTACTGCGCCATACGCATACTTGACACTGTAGTAGATGTCCTTTCTTATCGTAATTCTTACTACCATATCGTATATTGCTAATGCCGAGCATGAGTAACAGTAACGTAACTGCCTAATTTAGAAACATAATATTTCGGCCAAGATTTAGACTGTTTAAAGTCTACATCGTCTATTGTAATTATATCATTTTGTTTTGTAATTTGCATATTATCTCCTATTATATGTGTATAATCTATATATACATTTGTTATTGCATTTTTTATACTAAACTTATCCATTTAATATGTTACAGATTATCACAGAATTAACTCTGAGACACTCTTTTCGAAAAGTAATATATTTTATTATCCTTAACAGAAATGGCTCCAGAATTCATCCTGTGTCATACTGTATAATTTTAATACAATATAATAAATGCTTTCAAAAATGGATATAATTATTATACTAACATTATGGGTAGACGATATCAATTCAATATAACACCGGAACATTTAGAAGAGTTATACACTACAGAAATGAACGAAGAGGAACGTTCATTGTGGTCTAGTTGTCTAGATTTCATTGTTAAGCATTTCGGTTGTAGCAGACAATTAGCTGACATACGTATACGTGACTGGTTGAGTGAATATCCACATGATTTGTTCAAAGTTCATGGTGGTCATCGATTCTACAATAAGAATGTTGATACTATAATGGGTAGTAAGTGTTATCGTTGCAAGTATTACATTCGTTGTAAAGAATATGAAGAAAACGCAGAACAAGTACAAGTAAATATTGCAACAAACAATAAATATGAAAAGAAAAACAATTACGACAAGATAATTATCTAGGAGAAAACATGATAACAGAATTTAAACAATACTTACAAGATATAGCTAAAAAAGAAAAATATACTATTGAAAAACATGGATACGTAAAATTGTGTGATAATTATTACATGTCTTATGTTGATTGCAAATACGATGCAACTAAATACATTACGATACTAGCTTTGTGGAAAGATAATACAGTATTATGTACTAATGTGATCCATACAGCAGATGTAAAATCAGATAATTTTGTCTATATACTATCAAAAATGTTTACAACTGCTAAAATACAATTAGCGAATAACTTTTAAAATATTCGGAGAAAACTATGGCAGACTTAACAGCTATTTTAGCACACAAGAATTTCGAATATCCAAACAACATTTACTTTAACTTTGATGACGTAAAAGTTTATTCAGAAAAGAAAGTAAGAACAAATTTTCCTACCACGAGGAAATACAAAGTAGAAGGTTACACTGATAAGCTTTATGGCGAATATCCATTGTGGCAATATTTGTACGATAAAGAAAACAAGTATGAATGGTACACGTTGGAACATTATCGACGTCATTTAGTTAGTATGTATCATCAGTTGTCAGTTGCGCAACCAATTCGTTTCAATTGCTCATTACTACAACAGACTTGCGTATGTCATTCATTTAAAATGCCTGAGTTGTTCAAAGCTATTTTGGAACCACAAGACTTTAACATTTTAACTAGCATCAACTATTTGATACCTTACAACATTATGCATGTTCATCGTTCTATTCTTGAACAATGGTTGCAATATGTAAAACCTCGTATTGACAAATGCACTCAAATCGTTGGAATAAATGATTATGATACAATGGTCGAACAAATGAAAGT